AGACCGAGGCATTCTATCTGATACAGGAGTGGATGCAAATGCAAATCTATCGTGAATTACGCTGTAAGTTTTGTGGGAAGTTGCTGGCAAAAGGCAGCGGCTGTGTGCAAATAAAATGCGCTCGTTGTAAAAATATCAATTCTTTCAGCTAATTAATAAATCAAAAGAATGCCTTTGAGCATCATATTTAATCTGATTTAGAGCATCGCGAATGCCATAATTTAGGAGTATATATGATGCAAAAAATGCAACAGACATTACCTATTATCCCCTGGATGGGTGGCAAACGTCGTTTGGCAAAACATCTTTTGCCTATGTTCCCCGAGCATTCTTGTTATGTCGAGTTGTTTTCCGGTGGCGCAGCATTGTTCTTTATGCGCCCGGTTCCTGCAAAAGTTGAAGTGCTCAACGATATCAACGGACAGCTCATCAATCTCTATCGTGTGGTACAACACCATTTCGACGAGTTCGTCCGTCAGTTCGAGTGGACGCTGACCAGCCGCGAGACATTCGCCTGCCTGCAAAACACGCCGCCCGAATGCATGACAGATATTCAACGCGCCGCTCGCTTCTTCTATCTTCAGCACAATGCCTTCGGCGGCAAAACCGTCCAGCAGCATTTCGGGACAGCTACCACGTCAAAAGCGTGGGATGCATCTCAGATTGAGGCTAAATTAAAGGCTGCTAAAGACCGTTTAAAAGGTGTTTATATCGAGAATGAATCGTGGGATCGTTGCTTCAAACGATATGACCGTGAGCACACCTTCTTCTATGCAGACCCACCATATTGGCAGACCGCAGGCTATGACCAATCATTTGGCT